GTTCGGTGAGCGCGCCCTTCGTGAGCGCCATGGTCTCGATGTCGGCGGCCGTCTTGAGCCCGCCCTCGACCGCCTTCTTCCAGCGCTTGAACTGAGTCTCGAACGGCTCATCAGGCCAGGTGGGCGCAGCGTCGGCTGCCGGCAGCGGCGCACCTCCTTCGCGGTCGCGCAAGTGAGCCTCGTCGTCCTCCCCGCCGGTGGCGGTGCCGGTGATGGCGAGCAGGGACACGCGCTTCAGGTAGCTGGCCGTGGCCTGCATGTTCTGAACCGCCGTATTCGCGCTCAGGTCGCCCGGAGGTCCTTCGAGGTCGAGACGTTCCGAGTGGCCTGCGCGGTGCTCCAGGAAGCAGGTGACCCATACCCACGGCACGTCGGACTCGACGCCGTCGTGGACCTGTCGCATCACGCCGAAGCGCTGGTCGTGTCGGAACCCGAAGCCATGCTTGGCGCAAGCAGGCGAAAGGCGACGCTTCACCTCGTCGAACTCCGCCTGATCGAACGAGCCGGCGCGGCCACGGTCGACGTGCTTGGTCTTCGGGATGATGATGTTCTCGCCGGTGAGCCCGACAAAGTCGGCCCGGAACGCGAGCATGGCGGCGCGCTGCCGGTCGCGCTCTTGGCTTTCGCGGTAGCGCTCGTCCATCGCCATCAAGCGCTCCAACCGGTCGAGGTCCTTGCTGTCCGTCTCCATGGCGATGCGGAGAAGGTCGGCCGGCGTGACGACCACGTGGGGCTGGTTAGACCGTGCCTGAGTGGCCGGCAGATTCGCCTCACGCGGCTCCATCTGAAGGTCGACCACTGCGGTCTCGGAAAGGGTTGCGGCGTTCATGCTCTCTCGTTCCTTGTTGTGGTTCAGCGCGCCGAGGTGCGCAGGCCGTCAGCCCGATCGCGGCGGCGGTTGATGTCGTTCATGAGGTGGCACGCCCAGGCGTCGGAGGCGGTGCCATCCAGCGATCGGTCCAGCAGTTCCTCGTTGTCCTGGCGCACGGTCCAGTCGATGAGCCATGCGCGGATCAGGCGCAGCAGGTGGACGATCACAGCGCGCTCCCCCACTTCACGTAGGCGGCGAACGAGGCGGCGGCCACGGTGACCACTGCGATGTAGGACCACCAGAAGACGCGGCGCAGGCCGTGGTCCACGTAGGACGGTTCGTGTTCGAGTTCCATCACAGATCCCTTTCGATGCTGAGGTGAAGGGCGGTGCTGCGCTCGCCAAGGGCGAGGGACACGCGGGGGTGGACACCGAGGACGCTGCCGAAGCGGTAGGAGGGCACAACCATCGGCGTCCACTCGTGCCGGCCGGTGCCCTTGCACTGCTGCTCATCCCATGTCTTCGTGACGACCGCGCCGCCTTTGAAGACCTCGGTCTTTGAGCGTTGCTCTGTCCAGCACCGCTGCTTGTAGCCATTCACCGCGCCGAGGGCCACGTCGATCGGCCCCACCGGAAACTGGTACGCGCCATAAACCGATGTGCGGTCCAAGGAGTTCCGGTACAGGCCGACCATCCAGCCGCTCTTGTCGCGGTAGAAGGCGCCCGCGTTCGCGTTGTTGTAGCCATCGCGGCTGGGGAGGTGCACGCTGGCGACGTGTAGGCCGACCGTCTGCGCCTGCGCCGTGGCGAAGATGTTGATGGCGAACACCACCAGCAGGATGACCACGAGGCAGGTGATGAAGCGGCGATAGACCGGGGACATCGTCGGCCCATCGCTGTAGGTCACGAACGGCCCGCGGCCTTGGCTGCACTGCCATGCCTTCGGCTGGCGCAGCGTGACCGGCTTCATGCGCGGCTTGTCGGTTGCGTGCCGCATCTGCACGAGGGGCAGGCCCATGTCGTCGTTGATGAGGGGCTCCAGGTCGACGCCCGAGCCGCTGCGTTGGAAGAGGTTCATGACATGCTCCCGAGTTGCGGTGCCGGGGCTTGCACCTGCACCAAGTTGCCGAAGTCGTCCATGACAGCCGGGTGGCCGTAGGCGTCGCCCCAACCGGTGATGGCGACGCGCCAGAAGCCGGGGCGGTTGAGGTAGAAGTGGCGGGTCCACTCCAGGCCGTCGAGCAGTGACGGTCCGAGGTAACCGGCCGAGTCGGACCACCAGACGGCGCTCACACCGCTTCCTTCACGCTGACGTTCACCGACTGACCGGGGAACTTGATGCGTGCGGCGTGGATGCCTTCGGTGAGCGCTTGGGACGGCGCGGCCGTGATCTGGAAATTGGCGTAGGTGCCGCCGACACCGCGGACCCACACGTCATGGAGGACCGGCGCTTCTGCGGCCGGCTCGGCCATCGCGCGCTTAATGCGAGCGGCGGTCACCTCATTCCAGATCGCCTTGTCCGAGTCGATGACCTTCTGCTCGGCCTTGGCCTGCTCGATCAGCGCCGCGTGCTTGCGGTGCTCGGTGTAGTCATCGGAGTACTGGTAGGACCAGTCGATTGCGCAGAGGGTCGCGCGGTAGGCTTCGATGCGCGCCAGGTCGGCGACTTGCGTTGCGGTGTCCATCTGCTCTCTCCTTGCATTCGTTGATGCGTTGAGAGAACTGTAGCGATTCGCTATGGCGATAGCAAGCGAATCGCTATGCTGTTACAAAATTGTTTTTATCGATTCGCTCGCAAGTGCCCCGTTGCAACGATCGAGGGCAATGACCAGGCGCAAAAAAACCCGCCTGAGCGGGTTCGTCTTTAGAACACCATGGGTTAGCGGCCGGGCAGCTCACTCGGGCTAACGAGGGTGTTGAACAGGTTGGTAGCGTTGTTCACCTGGTTCATGCATGCCGCCCCGTTGTCCACGTAGCATTGGAACCGGGCCTGGATGAGGTAGACGCCATCCGGCTGCGGGGACTTGGTCACCACTGCACCGAGCCTGCCATACGTGTTCGGGCTGAACGTCTCCAGTCGGCTGTCCGACACCAGCCGGAGTTTCATCCCCGATGTTGTCGAGGCTGCGTCCTGGGCCTTGATCCAGAGCGCCTCGCATCCTCGCGGCGTGACGCACTTCGGCACCAGAGTTGTCACTGGCGATACGGAGACGGGCTGCGGCGCCGCGCAGGCGGCGAGCAAGAGGGCCGCTGCGGCCGCGGCAATTGATGGTCTGCTATTCACTGGCTCCCCTTACGTGGTGGTGTTGTCGAACCCCGTGCTGTGCACGAGCTCCCGCATCTCATCGTCGAGGGCGAGGATGGCACCACGAACGCCGGTCGGGTCAGCCACACACTCACCGCATACGCCGGTGAAGTAGCGGTTTCGGGGCATGAGGGCGACGAACGCAAGCCCTCGGATGTCTCCGCGTCGGATGCGATCGAGGAGGGCGCTCGCGCACTCCTCCGCATCCCGTGAGACCGACTGCGTGACGAGTTGGAAGTGGCTCATGCAGACCTCTACTTGCCGTCGGGCGGCGCTTTCGCAGCCGCACCCATGTTCTGGCTCTTGACGTACCGGCTGACAGGGCGGCCGCGCGCTTCGGGGGCCGGCTCCGCGGGCGCCGCTGCACTTGGCGCTTGCTCGCCAAGCGATGACTTCCAGCGGCTGGCCTCGATGATCCCGAAGATCGGGTGCACCGATTCGACCTCGGCCGCTTCAATGGTGTGCTGCGCGCCGCCGGTCACGAGCATGACGGCTAAGTCGCCGCCACGTTCATACAGCAGCTTCCTGATGGCCTTGCGGCCGTCCTTGAAGTTCACGAGAACACGCTCTCCGTTGTGCACGGGAGCGCCTGGCTCGACCAATAGATAGACGCCGTTCTCGATGGCAGGCGCCAAGCTGTCACCCTTGATCCGCACCGCGTATGTCGGTGTCTCACTGAATGCCGGCACCCAACCACCAGCGTTGCCTTGAAACCGTTCTTCGTCGAAGAATCCGTCCTCCCCCACTCGCGCTATAGCGGTCACTTTTGCCATCCCCGATTGTTTTGGGAGGCCAGCGTACGCCACGTTTTCCTGCTCGTGGGCAAAATTTGCCGGGTGTTCGACAGGCTCATCTGGTGAGCTAGCCGAGACGTAAAGTGGTTGCCGTGCCGGAGTGATGTCGTCGGGCGCGTCAAACCACCCGCGGCCGAGCTGCAGGGCGTCCTCCAGTTTCCGCGCCAGTGCATTACCGACGCTCCGCGGGCTTCGCGTGCCGTCCGCCTTCTCGGGCAAAAGCACGCCGGACAAGATCTGGGTGAGCGTCTGCGGATTGACGTCAGCGGCTGCCGCGATCTCCCGCACGCCGCCGGGCCGCTCGGCCAGGGTGCGCAGTTTCCTCACTCTTCGATCGTGTGCAGTTTCCATAGGACTGCTTTCTAGCAGAACGCTATTCCAGGTTTCGTAGCGATTCGATGCGAAGGTTCGAGCGAATCGCTTGCAAAGCTGTAGCGAATCGCTATGATGCGATTCATGAGCACCGAAATCACCCCCGAACGCCGGCGCCAACTGGCAGCCGCAACCGGCAAAAGCGACGCCTACCTGTACCAGTGCCTCACCGGCCGGCGTGACATGGATCCGTCGGAGGCCATGCGGCTCGAAAGAGCCACCAAGGGCGAACTCAAGCGCTGGGCTCTCTGCCAGAAAACGTGGTTCTCCATCTGGCCGGACCTCATCGGCAAGAAGGGTGCCCCGAAGGTGCCCGCGCTGGAACGCGAGGCCTGAGCCATGCGGGCCGGTCACTTCAGCCCCAGCCGGCGTTTCGCCGCTGCCACCGCTGCGGCGTCGGCCTTCACCCGCTGCTCCTCACCGCGCATGCAGCGCTCGAGCATCTCGCGCACTTGGCGCTGTGCCCAGGCCTTCGTTGATTCGTCGGGCTGCTGCTTCTTGGCATCCATCACTTGTTTCCTTTCTGTTGAGCCCTCCTGCAATGCCGCGGGTTTGGGTGCCTCCGAGTTCGTCGGTGGCGTGGGCCGGGCTCAACAGAAAGGCGATTCGTTCATCACCAAACACGTCCTCAGTTTTGGCCCGCGCCAACGGGGTACGCAACGGCGGACTCAATGGTTTTTCCCTATGGGCGCTCGCGGCGCGCACCAAGGCAGAGCACCAACGGCGGATCGCATCAGCTTTTCAACCACGACCCATCGAAGGCACTCCATGGATCAACTCTTCTTCCCGTTCCTATCGCGTGTCGAGCGTCCCTCGATCGCCCCGACGCAAGCCGTCAAGTCATGCAAGACGTTCCGCGAGGCCTGTCGCCTCTGCTGGGCTCATCGCCGCGTTCATCGCATGACGCTGCGCCAGCTGGCGATCGAGGCTGGCCTCCGCCCGCAACTCATCACCGACTACCTCCATCCCGACGACAACCCGCAGCGCCGCAGCCTCCCGGCCGATCGCATCGCTGACTTCGAGGCCATCGTCGGCAACAACCTCGTGAGCCAGTGGGTCGCGGCCCGTGCTGACCTCACGGTCCTCGAAGAAATGCAGGCGACGCGCGCCGCCGCCTAAGCCACACCTGGAGAACGCCATGTCGACCCTCAGCACGCACCTCGATTCGCTCCGCCGTCGCCTGGACGAGCTGAAGCCGCTGGACTTCCAACCGACCATCATCGGCCTCGATGTCACGGAGTTCCCTCCCGAGCAGCAACCTTTGATGCTTGCGGAGTTCGAGGCCCGCGTCGCCGAATTGGCGAGGAAGCACTACCCAGACGCCGACAAGATGGGCGAGTTCGCTGAGGCGAGGATCTGGCCGCAGAGCGTCCATTCCAAGCAGGTTGCTGAGTGGGCCGACACCGTGCCGATGGGTGAAGAGGTGGCGGCGTGATTTCATCTCAGTACCTTCTCCCGATCGCCTCCGAACTCGTGGTCGATCTCTTTGCGGGCGGTGGCGGCGCGAGCACTGGAATCGAGCAGGCCATTGGTCGGCACGTCGACATCGCGGTGAACCACAACGCCGAGGCGGTGAGTCTCCACCAGGCGAACCACCCGCAAACGAGGCACTTCATTAGCGACGTGTTCGAGGTGGACCCGCTTGAAGTCACCGGCGGTCAAGACGTCGGCCTGCTGTGGGCGTCGCCTGACTGCAAGCACTTCAGCAAGGCGAAGGGCGGCAAGCCCGTGTCAAAGAACATTCGCGGTCTTGCCTGGGTGGTCGTCAAGTGGGCCAAGCTTGTGCGGCCCCGTGTGATCTGCCTCGAGAACGTCGAGGAGTTCAAGACCTGGGGACCGCTCGGTGAGGATGACCGGCCGTGCCAGATCCGCAAGGGCGAGACCTTCCGCGAATGGAAGTCGGAGCTCGAGGGGTTGGGCTACGTGGTCGAGCACCGCGAACTGCGCGCTTGCGACTACGGTGCGCCGACGATCCGCAAGCGCCTGTTTCTCGTGGCGCGCTGCGATGGGCAGCCGATCGTGTGGCCGACCGCCACCCACGGACCGGGCCTTAAACCTCACCGCACCGCCGCCGAGTGCATCGACTGGTCGCTCCCGTGCCCTTCGATCTTCGAGCGAGAGCGCGAACTCGCGCCGGCCACCATGCGGCGCATCGCTCATGGGATCAAGCGCTACGTGCTGGACGCGGCGAAGCCGTACATCGTGCGAATCGGGCAAACCGGGCACGGAGACGCCGGGAAGACGCGGGGCATCGGAGAGCCGCTTTCAACTGTCACGTCGAAGGCTGAGCACCTGCTTGCGTCTCCGACGCTGGTACAGACGGGGTACGGTGAGCGCCCAGGCCAGGCGCCCCGTGTGCCAGGCCTCGACAAGCCGCTCGGCACCTGCGTGGACGGACAGAAGCATGGCTTGGTCGCGGCCTTCATGGCCAAGCACTACACCGGAGTGGTGGGTAGTGAGCTGCCTGCACCGATCGGCACGGTCACGACCGTCGACCACCACAGCCTTGTGGCCGCAACCCTCGTTGACTCTGCCCACAGCGATGTGTCGCCGTCAGGAGTCAAGCGATGGAGCCACGGCAACCGGCCGGCCACCGCCCCGTTGCCGACCGTGCTCGCAAGCGGCGGCAACTCCGCCTTGGTCACGAGCCACCTCGCCAAGCTGCGCGGCACGAGCTCAAGCGCGTCGTCCCAAGAGCCGCTGCACACCGTAAGCGCCCAAGGACAGCACCATGCTGAGGTGCGTGCGCTTCTCTTGAAGTATTACGGCACCGACCAAGACCCGCAGCTGGGTGCGCCGCTCCATACGGTCACGACGAAGGATCGTTTCGGACTCGTGACGGTGAAGGGCCAGGACTACTACATCGCGGACATCGGCATGCGGATGTTGCAGCCCCGCGAGCTCTACCGAGCGCAAGGCTTCCCCGACAACTACGTGATCGACCGCGGACACGATGGCCGTGTGCTGTCCAAGGCAGCGCAGGTTCGCATGTGCGGAAACAGCGTGTGCCCGCCGCTCGCTCGGGCGATCGTGGCGGCGAACTACGCAGAGCAGGTTCCGATGCGGGAGGCGGCGTGAGCGACTGCACACCGGTTCCAGGTGCCGTCGGCGACAAGGCCAGCCGGTGCTGCCAGGGCGACAGCATCAGTTTCACGGTTCATCACGGCGACTGCCTCGACGTCCTGCGCGGCATGGCGGACAACAGCGTGGACAGCATCGTCACCGATCCGCCCTATGGCTTGTCCTTCATGGGCAAGAAATGGGACTACGACGTGCCGAGCGTTGCCATCTGGGTTGAGTGCCTCCGGGTGCTGAAGCCGGGCGGCCACCTCCTGGCCTTCGCCGGCACGCGCACGCAGCACCGGATGGCGGCACGCATCGAGGACGCCGGGTTCGAGATCCGCGACCTGATCGCCTGGGTGTACGGGTCAGGATTCCCGAAGTCGCTGGACGTGTCGAAGGCGATCGACAGTCTGGACGCGGCAGAAGCTCGCACCGAGCGCCGCTACCGCTTCACCGAGTGGTTCAAGCCTGTGTGCGTCCTCACAAAAGCAGAAATGGACGCTGTGTGCGGAACCGCTGACATGGGGCGTCACTGGACCGACGTGCGCCCGAATGGCAGGCAGCCTGACGTTCCGACGCGGCAGCACTTTGAGAAGCTGCGCCCGTACATCGCCGCCCTCGTGCCCGATTGGATTGAGGAGATGGTCGACCAGCGCACCGTCGAGTCGGAGAACTTCAAGCGCCGCGCCATTGTTGGCGCCAAGGAGATGCGCGACACGTCGGAAGTGCGGATCGCGGTCACGGCGAATGCTGAGACCTACGATTGCGGCGCCCGTCGATTCGTCAGCCTTACCGCGGCGTCGACTGACGCCGCCCGCCAGTGGGAAGGCTGGGGCACCGCCCTGAAGCCAGCGCTTGAGCCGATCACCGTGGCACGCAAGCCGCTGATTGGCACTGTCGCTGCCAACGTGTCGGAGCACGGTACCGGCGCGATCAACGTGGACGCCTGCCGGATACCCGGGGGACTACTCCCGCCGAACACGGGCAACGGCGCGTTGCCTCGCCGCCATCAAGACGAGGTGCGCGCGCCTGGATTCGTTTCGCAGCCGAGCGAACTGGGCCGCTGGCCTGCCAACTTGGTCCACGACGGCAGCGACGACGTGCTCGCCGCCTTCCCCCAGGCGCCCGGCCAGATGGCGAAGGCCAGCAAGAGCGACACGCAGCGGGCTGGGCAGAACGCCTACGGTGCGATGGCGCGCGGATCGAACGGCGCGCCGCCTCGCGGGGATGCAGGAAGCGCGGCACGGTTCTTCTACTGCGCCAAGGCCAGCCGCAAGGACCGCGGCGGGGGCAACAAGCACCCGACCGTGAAGCCCACGGACCTCATGCGCTACCTGTGTCGGCTCGTCACGCCACCCGGCGGCCTGGTGCTCGACCCGTTCACTGGTTCGGGCAGCACCGGCAAGGCGGCCGTCCTTGAGGGTTTCCGGTTCGTCGGCGTCGAGCGCGATGCGGATTCGGTGGCGACCGCTGAGCAGCGGATTGCCGAGGCCGCAGCGACCGGGCCTGCAGGCGCAGATGACGTGCTGCAGGAGCCGGGGCAGGAAGTCGCCGCCGATGAGTCGTCGACCCAAGAGCTTGAAGCGGCCGAGCCGGTGCCGGCCGCGGCGAGCTCTGAGCCAGTCCTCCGCGAAGGCCCTCGCCGCGCCAAGGCGCCAAAGGCTGTCGCGCCGATCAATCAACTGGACATGTTCGAGGCATCCGCATGAGCTGCGACTACTCCCCAATTCCTGGCACGGCTGGCTACAAGGCCATCCAGTACCTCCAGAGCCTTGCCGCCGGCGCCGCGGTGCCGGCACAGGATCTCGGGCAGGCCATCGACGTCAGCCCGCGCATCTTCGCCTCGGTCCTCGGCCGCGCCCTTGAAGCCGGGTTCCTGGTGAAGGGCAAGGGCAATCGCCACGGCAAGCACATCGTCACCTACTCGCTCGGCGTGCACATCGACCTCCAGCCCGAGGAGCGAGAGGACGACAGCGAGATCCCCGTGCGCCAGTCCGTGGTGGCCGCCTCCATGTGCCCGAGCGTGTTCGCCTTAGGCCAGCACAACGAGGCCGCCCCATTCAGTTCAGCGATCACGAGCGACGGCCGCATCGTGCTCGAGCGCTTCGGCCGGGCGATTGCCATCCTGAGCCGCGAGGAGGCGCTGACGCACGTCGCGTGGATCGACAAGAACCTGTCGGCGTTCGTGCCGGTGCGGGCCGAGGCGGCGTGATGGCTGGCGACTGGATCAAGATGCGCGCCGACTTGTTTACGCATCCGAAAGTTGTCCGCATGTCGTCCGCATTGAAAGCGGACGCGCTGAGGACTGTCGGCGGACTGATGTCCGTGTGGTGTCTGTTCGACGCCCACTCGACGGACGGACTGCTGGAAGGTTACACGCCGGAAGTCCTTGACGATCACCTTCGGTGGAGTGGGTTTGCCACTGCAATGCAAGGCGTTGGGTGGCTCGCGGTCGACCACAACAACGGCCTGTCCCTCCCTGAATTCGACACTCACAACGGCCAGTCTGCCAAGCGTAGAGCGCAGGACGCCGACCGGAAGCGCGAAGACAGAAAAGCGTCCGCATCCGAAGCGGACAAGAAGCGGACCAGAGAAGAGAAGAGAAGAGAAGAGATATCTCCTTCGCTTCGCTCAGGAGTTGACACGCCGAAGCGCGCTGCCTCCTTCGACCCTTCCTCTGTCGAGTTGCCTGAATGCGTGTCGGCCGAAGACTGGGCGCGCTGGTGCGCGGATCGCTCGAAGCGCCGCAAGCCGGTGACCCCAGAGGCGGCAAAGCTGCAACTCGCCAAGCTGGTCGCCTTCATGGCCGACGGTCACCTGCCCAAGGACGTGATCGACAACTCGATCGCCAACGGTTACCAGGGGCTGTTCGCCCCGAAGGCCGCGCCAAACGTCAACGGCGGGCACACGGGATTCGCCAAGAAGGACTACCGCAAAGGAGTGAACGACGATGGCTTCTTCAACTGATAGCGTCATCCCGCGCGCCGCGTTCTCGTTCGCCGAGCGCGAGGCGACTTGCCCGGAGCATGGCCGCTTCTCGAGCCGGCAGCTCAGCATCAAAGTCTGGTCCAAGTGCCCGGCCTGTGTGGCGGAGCAGCGCGAGGCGGAAGAGACTGCGGCACGCAAGGCTGACGAGGAGCGCGCCGAGCGCCGCCACCGGGCGATGCTCTCAAGCGCGCGCATCCCCGCCAGGTTCATCGGGCGGTCCTTCGACAACTTCGAGGCCACCACCGACATGCAGCGGCGCGCGGTGACCATCGCGCGGGACTATGCCGAGCGGTTCGACCACTACCGCCGCAAGGGCCAGGGGCTGATCCTGTCCGGCCAGCCTGGCACGGGCAAGAGCCACCTCGCCAACGCGATTCTCCAGGCCGTGCTGTCGCCGGACGTGCGCTACCTCACTTGCATGGACCTGATCCGCGCGGTGCGCGAGACCTGGCGCAAGGATTCGCCACGCAGCGAGTCGGAGGTGCTCGCCTACTTTGAGCGCCTGGACCTGTTGGCGATCGACGAGGTGGGCGCGCAGTACGGCACCGACGGCGAGCAGAACGTCATCTTCGACGTGCTGGACCGCCGGTATCGGGAAGTGCGCCCTGTGCTGCTGCTGACGAACCAAGACCTCGAGGGGTTCAAGAAATACGTCGGCGAGCGGACCTATGACCGCCTGGGCGAGACATGCCGCTGGGTCGACTTCCAGTGGCCGACGTACCGGCCGACTGCCCGGAGGGCGGCGACATGAGCTCGCAGCCCATCAGGCCCTGCTTGGGCGGCTTCTGCTCTCGCCGAGAGAAGTGCGCGCACCACGTCGACCCGACGGACCGTGTGCGGCCGGCCGAGCGCCTGTGCACGCCTGGCGCCGAGACGGTGATGTTCTTTCTCCCTCTTCAACCCACCAAGGAACTGGAAGCAGCATGAGGCACGACTACCTCACCCCGAAGGACTACCGGGAGGCCGTGATCGCGGTCCTCGAAAAGGCGGACGCCGGCATGACCGCAGAGGCCATCACGTTCATGTTCGGCCGGGTGCCGGGCTCGAAGCTGACGGTGGCGGCCTGGATGTGCGAGTGGACGAAGCGCGGCTGGTTCGTGAGCGAGGGCATGCGGCAGAACCGCGTGTTCCGTTCCTCCGGCAAGCGGCACGCGCCGGCCCGGGCCAGCTCATTCGCATCGGTCGGCCGTGACGCACTGCGCGTCGCGTCCGTGTGGCACTTCGCGCAGCGCGCGGCAATCTGAGGAACAGAGGAATGAACGAACAACTGCAATCCAAGCTGGTCGAGATCCTGACCGCAATCCAAGAGGCGGCCCGCGCCGGTGGCGACTTCGCCATGGCGCAACTGCCGGACATCGCGCAGAGCTATGTGGCGTATGGGCGGGTCAGCACCGTGGCGGCTGTGCTCGCGTGCCTCTTGGTCATCGGCATAGCGCTCGTGGTGGGGCGCCGCGCCCACGACCGATCCGACGGCATGGTGTGGATACCGGTCGGCGCAGTGGTCGCACCCGCACTGCTGGCCCTCTATGACGCAAGCCAGTCAGCCATCCTTGTGTGGGTTGCGCCGAAGGTCTGGCTGCTCAAGGAAATCTCGGGGTTGGTGAAATGAGCAACGAGTACCGCAAGAAGCCGGTCGTGATCCAGGCTGCGCAGTGGTTCAAGGTCGGTGATCACCCGGCCGTCCGCGCCTACTGGACGCACGACCCTGACTGCAAGGAGTGGGGCTGGATCGAGACGCTAGAAGGCGGCCACATCGTCACGCCGGGCGACTGGATCATCACCGGCGTGAAGGGCGAAACGTACCCATGTAAAGACGAAATTTTCAGGCTGACGTATGAGCCGGCCGCCGTCGCCACGCAACGGCAAGACGAGCCGGCGGCGATTCCGTGGCACCACATGAGCCAGCATCGCCGCGACTTCATCGCCAAGGGCGAATCGTTCGTGCGCTCCCTCTACAACGACCCGAAGGACGACGTCCGCACGGTCGAGGTCGGCGCGTGGATTCAGTACGCGAACCAACTGCTTCAGCGCCAGCCAGACTCACCCTCTGCGCAACAGGCGACGGGCTCCGGTCAGGTGCTGACGGATGAGAAAGTGCAGCGGGCGCTTGAGGGAGTACAGGGCATGTGGGACGTGCTCGACAGGCTTTGCAAGGATGGCAAGCAAGTCACGTCTTACCAGATGCGCCACTGGTCGGCCGCGCTGTCCATCATCGAAGCCCTCGCAGCGGCCACCCAGGCGCAGCCCGAGACGCAAGCTGCCTACCACGCATGGGCAGGATCCATTGACGACGAGGTGACCCTGCGCAAGGCCGTCAGCGTGTGTGACGACGTGCTGACCGACATCGCCGATTGGGAAGACAAGGCGCTCGCCGAAGCGGTCGCATCGGTGCGCGAGGACTTGTGCGCGATGGCTGACCGCATCAAGGAAGACGGCACGCCGGACCTCGCCGCCCCCACTACGGCCACCCAGGCGCGGACCTTCGCAGGGTTCAGTGTGGTCGTCGATCCGAGCATGCCGTCCGACACCATGAAGCTGGTCACGACGCCCAACAGCATGTTCGGTTCAGTCGGCACTTCGGTGCCGCCGATGAAGGTCGACCACTGGCCGTCGATCACGGCTGGCGGTCGCGGCAAGCAGCCTCGCCGTGTCGAGCAGGCACAGCGCGAGGCCGCTGACCCGCAATACAAGGCTGAGATGGACGGCGCCCGCGCCGCGCTGGCGGATGCGAAGGACGCGGAGCGGTATCGCACCCTCAGAAGCTACGCCACCGGCAATGCCATCGAGCAGATGCTGGCACAGAGCATCGCCGCCGAACGATCGGCGCGTGAGTTCGATGCAGCAGTCGACGTTCTGATCCTGGCTCGCAGGAAGGCGGAGGACGCATCGTGATTGACGACCCCAAGAACAAGCCGGCCAAGCCCGAGTTCCGCTTCGCCGGTGTCGGCCACGCCATCACCCGCATGTGCATGGGCTGCAACCGCGGCAAATCGATGACCGGCGGCGCCGGTGGCCCGGACCCGATCCGGTGGCGTTGCGCCGGCTGTGTGGCGAAGCGCGCAGCGCGCCAGGCGGAGAAGGAAGCGGCATGAGCTACGGCTGCCACAACCGCGCACCGCTCCGCGCCTCGCGTGTCGTGGCGGACGGCTGGTTTCTCGTGGACGCGAACCTCGGGAAGAAGCGGTTCACCCGCATTCCCGATCCGATGACCAAGGACTGCAACTACACGCACACCGAGCTGGGGCAGGGTGATGCGGGTTGCTATGGCTGCAAGTGGCGCGCGGACGGTTCCGCGGCCGAACACGATGGAGGGGCGGATGGCCTCAGCAATTGAACTCATGGCCCGCACGGTGGCGCTCCTGCGGAAGGGCCCGGCCACCGACGGCGCAATCTCCAAGGCGATCAGCTGCACGCGCGAGGTGGTCCCGCGACACACGCAGATGCTTCACCGCGAGGGCGTGATCTACGTTTCGTCGTGGATCACGGCCGGCGGCAAGCCGCAGCCGGTGTGGGCCATCCAGCCGCTTGACGAGCCCATGCCCGATGCGCCGTGCCGGCATTGGGAGAAGGCCGAGAGCAGCCCCAAGAAGCCGCGCGAGGTCAGTACCGCCGCCATGATCGCAACTCGGCCGAACCTTCGCACGAAGTGGGTCGGCCGGATGGCCGAAGTGTTCAAGCGCGAGACGGAGGAGGCCTGACCATGCACGACTCCATGGAGCGTGTCGTCACGACGAAGGAGGCGGCGCACGAGGCCGCGACGCAGGCCTACCATCACGCGCGCTCGATGATCGAGAACGGAAACCCGGCTCGCATCATCTGCGAGGAGTGGCAAGACGACATCAGCGTCAAGCAGCGAAAGTTCCTGCACGGGCCGGTGCTCGGGCAGATCAGCGAGCAGGTTCGGATGCCGGACGGCACGCGCTACGTGATGAAGGTCTGGAAGGAGTACGCCCGCGAGCGCTTCCTGGGCGACCGCTGGGAAGTCATCGAGGTGCCGGGCAAGTTCACCAAGTCGGGCAAGCCCTTCAAGAAGCGCCGCAAGGTCCGCGTGAGCACCGAGGACCTCGGGATCAAGGCGTACTCGAACTACATCGACACCGTCATCGACACGTTCGTGGCGGAGTTCAACGTGGTGTTTGAGTTCAAGGCCAACGAGCGCGAAGAGGTGCGGTGGAAGCGCAAGGCGCCGGTCAAGCACGCCGAGGAGGTGGAAGCATGCGCTGCATAGCCTGTGGCCGCTCTCTGGCACGCGCGGCCGTAGAGATCAGCACTCGCGGCGGCTCGGCCACCTATGGCCCGAAGTGCGCGCGGATGGCTGGTCTGGTCGAGCTGCGCCGCCGGCGCTCCCGCCTGTTCACCGCCACCGCGATGGTCGAGGCTGACCCGCGGCAGCAAGACCTCTGGGGAGTCGCAGCATGAAGCGCACACCAATGGCCCGCGGCAAGGGCTTCCAGCGCGCCGTTCCGCCCCGACCGCCGAAGCAGGTGCACGACTTCACTGCGCCGAAGCGCGAGCAGCGCGGCCAGATCCTGCGCATGGATGACGGCCGGGCCCGGCTGAGCGTTCCAGTGCCGAAGCTGGTGCCGGTGCGGCATGGGGGATACCGCCGGCTCGTGGCGCTGCTGCCGTGCGTGTGCTGTGGCATCGCCGAGTGCAGCCAGGCCGCGCATCCCAACACGGGGAAGGGCGGCGGCACCAAGACGGACGACCGACTGTGCTTCCCGCTGTGCTGCGACCGCTCGCCGAACCGGTGCCACCCGCGATTCGATCAAGAGGCGATGTTCAGCAAGGCCGAGCGCCGCGCCATCGAGCCTGTGTGGGGCGAGCGCACCCGCCAGCGCATCAAAGACCTGGGCCTGTGGCCCGTCGACCTGGAGTGGATGGAATGAGGAAGCGATCGAAGTACCGGCCGAAGTCGGTGATCTCGGACCCGCTCACGCTGATGGTCTCCGTCAGCGCCGAGCGCCGCAACAAGGTGATTCTCAAGTTCCTGACCGCCATCGAGGCCATGCGCGCCGGCACTGACCCAGGGAATGAGGAATGGCGCAGCCTGAGCGACGCGGTGAACACCGTCGAGACGCTCGCGCTGTGGCAGAAGAAGATCGACGCCGCCGAGGTGATGCCAACGGTCAATGCAGCCATCGCCGGCATGGTGCACGCCTCCCGACGGTTCAAGGCCGGGCAGGGCATGCGCCTGGACGCCGCCGGCCTCGAGGCGCTGCGGGACGTCATCAGCATTTACGAGGAGTGCGCCATCCGGTTCACCGAGCGCGAGATGGCGATGGCGCAGGCCGAGACCCAGCGCCGCGTTCACGATCTGCTGCGCCGGCGCGAAGCCTGCCCGGAGGTCGTATGCGTCTGACCCTCACGCTCCCGCACCCGCCGTCGACGAACAACCTCTATGCGACGGTCAACGGCCGCCGCGTGCTGAGCTGCAGGGGCCGTCAGTACCACGCCGAGGTTGCTCGCATCGTCGACCGGCACATGGAAGGCGAGGGCTTCGGCCGCGCCCGCATCGCGTACCACGTCACGGTGTTCCACCCCGACAACCGCAGGCGCGACTTGTCCAACCTCGTGAAGGCGATGGAGGACGCGCTGACCAAGGCCGGCGTCTGGCACGACGACAGCCAGGTCGACCGGTTCACCTTCGAGCGCAGCCACGTCCTGCCGGGCGGCTCGCTCTTCGTCGAAATCGAAGTGCACGAAGCGCACCAACCCGAAACCCGAATGGAGGTAGCTGCAACATGAGCGAAACCAAGGACACGAACCCCAAAGACGCGATCGGCTCGCGCAAGGTGCCGATGTCGGCGGTGCCGGCCGGCGTTCTCCTGGAGCTGGGCCTCGCGCTGCTTGAGGGTGCCGTCAAGGGGTACGGGCGCCACAACTACCGCGTCGCCGGCGTGCGGTCATCGATCTACTACGACGCCGCGATGGGCCACCTAATGGACTGGTGGGAGGGTGACGACATCGACGCCGACTCAGGGCTGTCGCACGTCACCAAGGCGATGGCGAGCCTGACGGTGCTGCGCGACGCGATGTTGCAGGACATGCTCACCGACGATCGGCCGCCGCGGTCGAAGGTCTTCAAGCGCGACTTCAACGGCAAGGCCGCAGAGATCATCGATCGGTACAAGGGCACTCCGGCGCGCCACTACACCATCGCCGACACGCCCGCCCAGGCGGCCGAGGAGCCAGCGGCCAATGACGAAGGGTGGACGCGGTGGCACGGCTGCGGGTTCCCTCCGGTCGAGGAGGAGCGCATGGTGACGGTGAGGGGCCGAGACGGGCGCGAGGTGCGCGGGCCGGCCGTCAACATCGTATGGGACCTGGTGGCGGCATACAGGGTGGAGGCGGCATGAAGGCCCTCACCGGCCTCTTCGTATTTCTCTGCGGCGGCGTGTGGGGCTTCGCCGCGGGCTGGGAGGAGGCTCACCGCACGGTCGCCACCGAATGCACGCGCATCGGCGCCTTCTACGTCGCCGACTACACCTTCGCGTGCCGCCTCGCCAGGCCTGAGCCGACACCGTCCGCCAAGCCGAGAGCCCACACATGGGCCAGACCCGCACTGGCTCGATCATCGAGGCCTCCGTCAACATCATGATCGGCTACTTCGTCGCCCTGGGCGCGCAGATCGTGATCTTCCCGCTGTACGGTGTGCACATCTCCCTGTCGGCGGACATCGGCATTGGGCTCTGCTTCACGGTGGTGAGCTTCGTCCGCCAGTACCTGCTGCGCCGCTACTTCAACGCACGCCTCCGACAGGCCACGGAAGCGTTAGTTTCAGCGGCTGAACACCTGAAAACGCCCACTGTGAAGAATTGAGGTATCGCGCTGCAACGGCGCGCACCTCGGGAGTTGTGATGGCGAAGTGGACTTCTATCGGGCTGGCATTGACGGGGGCGTTCGACGGGTCGCCATACGTCCTGGCCGCGGCGGCCGTTCTGGCTCTCATCCACATCGGTGACGGCCTCGCCGTCGCGCTTGGCTTCTCGAGGGACGACGCATGAGCGTCCTCTGCATCGATTGCAAGCACTGGAACCTCAAGGGCAGCCACCTCCGCTCGATCGAGTGCGGCCTGTGCGCCTTCGAGAAGAACAAGGCCAAGACCTACCCGGCCATGTACCCGCGCAAGTGCGCCAAGTTCACCGCCGCTTCGGACGCCGTCATTGGCCTGCGCCGCCGCGCGTTGGGCCATCAGGGAGCAACGCAATGAGCACGACCTACGATGAGAAGCCGAGCACCGGTGAGCGCTACGCTTCCGCGGTCGAGGCATCCAACCTCAAGGTGTCCACGCTCACCAGCGGGCCGGTCGACGTCATCATCGCGGCCGGGTGGTGCGGTGACACCATCGGGGCGAACCTCTGCCGGCTGCGCGCCGAGTACGACGCCGTGCGCGGTGAGCTGCTGACCGCCAGCGCTGACAACCTGACGGAGCATCTGCTGGTCCTCATGCGCTTGAAGTCGCTCACCTCGGTGCGGCAGATGCTCTGGAGCCTGGCGCAGAAGCAGGCCCAGGTGATCGGCTTCGACCGGCCCGAGGCGGCGGCGCGCGCCATTGTGGGCAAGTGCCTGGACGTCTACCTCGACCCGAACTGCCGGCCCTGCGATGGCCGTGGCTTCAACGGCGGGGGCGGGCGCGACCACGAGGGCCCGAAGGTGATCTGCAAGCGTTGCAAGGGCACGGGCAAGCGGACCGGTGAGATCGGACGTGACGACGCCGAGCGTGCATATGCCGGCAGGCTCCTGACGCTCATGGAGCAATCGGCCAGCGCGGCTGAATCGGGCATGGCAAAACGACTGCGAAACAGCGACTAGCGGTTCGATAATCGCGCGTGTCCTGATCTGCACCCTCGGTATTGATGCGTTCCGCCGAGGGAATTCGCCAACCGGTCCCACCGGTTAACAGCGCCAGACGCTGAGCAACTCAGCGCATAGGTGCGCGCCCCTAGCGCACGAGAGCAGCCCGTCCGGCTTCGGTCACGCCAAGCACAACCGCCACCGCATGCTGACCAGCGTTGTATCGCCCTTTCGCAGGGGAATCGACCACGGCTTTCAGCAAGCCTAAGGCCTTGAACTTCTTGACGTACTTGATGGTTGCGCCTTGCGTCACCGTCTTTGGAAATGGGCCAGCCGCAAGCTGCTCGAAGATCTTCTTTTCCATTTGGGTACTCCGTTGTTGGAGCCCGAGTGTCGCCGCTATCGACGCACGCAGCCTGCGGTCCAATTTCGGGGGTCGCCTCCTCGCCCCAATGCACGCGACTTGTTCGCCTCCAGAAGGCCGACCCCCACCTATTCGGAGTCTCTTCCCATGCGCTACATCGCCCGCTGGATCAATGGCGTCTGGGTCACGTACGACTCCATGACCATGAAGCACGTCGCCGTGCACGGCCGGGAGGTCGAGGCCCTGGAAGGCGTCAAGCGCGCGAACGGCGTGCCGGCTCAGGCCCGCCGCTGAGGTCCTGCCATGAAGATCCTCGCCATCATGCGCCCGGTCTACGAGCGCTTCGGCTGGTTCAAGGTCGACGTGCAGGCTGAGTGGCAGTCCGGCGCCGTCACCAAGGGCACCATGCAGTTCCGCACCCGCGTGGAGGCCGAGGCCATCAAGCCGGGGCACGAACAGCATGAGCCCACATCGGGCGTTGGTTAGCCCCGTGACACGATCGCGTCATTGAGTGCGACGACGACCCGCTGGAGGTATTCCTTCGATTGGGTGGTCAACGCACTGGTCTCTCCGCCCGACGTCGTGAGCAGGACGTGGTAGGTCGCTTTCCCTGCCCACAAGCACAGAGCGCCGACAGCAGCCAAGCCCAGCGCCCAGCCCCAGGCGCTGTTGTACGCCGTGATCGCCGCAATGATGAGAGCGATGAGACCGAACCCCATCAGCGAGGACGGCTCTTCCTTGGTCTTCACCGAAGTGACGTTCTGCATCACGTAGGTCTGACCGTTAACCAGGAATCGGGCGTTCGTCACCTTAACGCCGGGTTCCTCGAAAAACGTCTTCTCGTCCATTCCCGCTCCTCCTGTTTGTGGTGCGGGGATTATGTCGATCCGCCGGTGAATCCGGCACTCCCGCGGATGTGGACCGCCCGTGCAGATCGCACGGTCGAGGCGACCGGCTCGGCCTCACTTGAGGTCGGACAAGACAATTCGGCCGTAAGCGCGGGAGCGCAATCCGGCAGCGGGTGGAATACCGCCGGAAAGTGGGCTCAGGCCCGCGGCGTAACCGGCACCAAATGAAAGGGGCTCAATGAGCCTGGCCGAAGCAGTCCTCAACTCCCTAGTGGGAGCAGTCCTGCTGGTGGCGTACCTGCTGCTCGCAGGCTACATCGAGATCCGAAGATCACGCGGCGCAGGTGACGGGCTCACCCGCCAGCCTTCCAAGCTGAGCAGAGAAGGGTTCGATTCCCTCGCGCCGCTCCAGAGCGATTCCCCTCATGCCCCGCAGTCCGAAGCGGCCCCGGCAGGGGTAAGTGCCGGGTATTCCTCACGACGTCAAGACGCGCCCCGTTCGTGCTGATCGGGCAAGGGCGCTCCCGCAGCAGCCAGCGCCTCATCGGCGTTCGTCGGTATGGCTGCCTCGTCGCTCGCCTCGCGGCCCTTTAGCTGCAACTTCGCCAAGGGGGTGAGTTGGAGGAGTTTCGATTGCCTCGGGTTGCCCTTGCGCAAGTAGAAGGCGGTCGCGACGCCAGCGAGCATCGCCGGAATCAACAAGTAGCTCAGCGGCAAATATCTCTCAATGGTCATGCCCATCCGCTCTGCAGAGGTGCCGCGGAGGACCTCACCAACCCCGCGAGAGTGGAGCAGTCGGACCTTGTCAAACTCGTAGTATTGGAGGTGGAAGTCGCCCCAACCTTGGACCTCAGTGGTAGCAAAGGGGGCCATCTTCCCCAGTTGGACCGGGGCGAGAGGATTAACTGGCTTCCCTCCCACTTCCACGTGCCTTGGCATGTCCCTCGAATCGAAAACGAGCTGGACATCTTCGAGATGTGTGACACCTCGGTTCCTTACCACGGCCCGCCAGACTGACCTCGTTGGATGCCAGCGCGGATCTGAAAGTGTGCCGGGAAGACCGGCAAGCAGCTCATCGACTGCCGAGGCTGCTGCGCTGAGTTGGGGAGGGGCAAGGGTCACCCCGGCTTTTCGAAGCTTCGTCTCCAGGTAGCGTTCGGCGCCTACGCCACGGATGGCATCCCTTTGTCTGACCTGGGTCGCAGGTTCGTCAAATTGGATCGAGGTGAACTCGACACTGAGGTCGTCCTTTGGTTTCGCCAGGAAGTCGTAGACCACCACGACGGCGGTCAGGATAGACGCAATGCCGACGACTCGAGCAAGCCGGCCCGACGGATTCATATCTCTTCCCCCATTGGTCGTGGCCGCTCACGCGGCAGCCTGTGGCAACACAGTACTCTAGCGAATCTCTCCCATGGGCCGTAAATCAAAGCTGACCGAGCGCCAGTGGGAGGACATCGGCAAGCGTCTCCTCGCCGGTGAGAAGGGCAGGGCGCTTGCCAAAGAGTACGGGGTAGCAGAGTCGACCATCCGTGAGCGCTTTTCCGCGCTGCACGGAAAGGTGAAAACCGTTGCGAATCAAATGGTTGCGACGGAGCAGGCTCTGCGCGAACTTCCCATTTCCGCGCAAATAGCCGCGCATAACCTCGCAGACGAACTGCGGGCAATTTCCATCCACCTGGCAGGGGCCGGGAAGTACGGTGCAGCGACGGCGCACCGGCTGTCCGGCATCGCTCACGCCAAGGTGCAAGAGATCGACGACGCAGCGCCACTGGATGAAAAGAGCCGCGAGGCCTTGCGTGACGTGGCGGTCCTCACCGAGATGGCGAACAAGTCCTCGCACATCCCGCTGAACCTGTTGGCTGCCAACAAGGACATCGTCAAGGACCTGAACCAGCAAGACCCGGTGCAGCCGGTGAGGGTCACGATCATGGTTGAAGATG